AACCAATGTGATATTACGTTCACCATCATTAGTACGGCTATGATCAAGACAAATCAAAGTATATGATTCCCAAGGATAACCATTATACATTTGGCCATTAGCACGCTGACCTTCTGCAATCAAACCATGATCAAAGTAATTACTAACTTTAATAGTTAATACCTTACCATCAATAGTTTTATATTGATTAAAATAAGAACCATAAGAAAGATAACCATCACCTTTAATAACTTTTTCTCCAAGTGGAGTAAAATATTGATTAAGTACAGCATCAGTCATAATAGCTTGATGAAAAGCTTCTGCTCCACCTTGACCAGTATAAATAATGAGTTCCATTGGAGTATCATCAACTCTATTACCGAATACTGATTTAATAGTAGAATCAAATTTTTGGCGAGTAAGAGTAGAATAAGTATCATAATTACCTACAACTTTCAATGCTTGTTTAATACCAGCACCTTGTGGAATTACTTCATTAGTAACTGGATCAATAAGATGAATAACACCATATTCATCACGATTGTATTCAGATTCCCAAAGATCAGTTTCAAGCATTAAACGCATTTCACGTTCAAAGATTGCCATCTCAAATGGCATCCACATATTAGTAGTACCAGAATTACCAGCTTCATCAACAGTATCAAGTTGAATGTTAACTACCTTATTAGCTATGTTACCTGTAATTTCTTTACTGTAACGTTGAAAGCCAAATTGATTAGTCCATTCACCTGGAACCATTGAATTACTACGTGTTCCATCTGATTTAGTAGCAGCTACAGAAGTAGGTCCAAATGTCCAACTCTTACCAGCAAGGAAGTTATCATTAGTAATTTGAGTGGTATCATCACCTGTCATAAGTACAGCTTCATATAACCATTCATTAGTTCCAATTTGTTTACCTTCAGTATTAAGACGAACACGATTAAGTCCATCAGGAGTACGAAGTGAATACTGTACGTGGAAGAGATTATCTTCAAATACAATACGCATTTTAGTACGACCTTGACCTGGATTTACACTAGCATCTTGTAAACGTACAACTTTAGATGTATGTTTAGCACGACCAAATACTTTCCAAGTATAAGTTGTATCATTAAGTGCTTTTGGTTTTTTACTGACAATTGAACCATTTCCTTCGGTCATAGTTAACAAAGGAAACATATCAGAATCTTTACCATAAAGATATGTAAGATTCTGTTTCAATTCAACAGGAGTAATCAAATTGTTCCGATATAACAGATTCACATCAGTGTGCTGTTCTGCTATAAACTTGGTTGTTGATAGTTCTCTCATAGTAATAATTGATTAAGAATGTGTATTTGATTTAATAGGTAAATTTATTTTAAATGAACTACCACCAATTTTACCTGATTTGGCTGGAGTTTTAGTTACAAGTTTACGAACTTCTTGTACACGTTCTTGTTGAGCTTTAGCTTTTACAAGCTGGCTATCATCGTTTTTAAGAAATCTACGTAATGCATTATATGTATCAACGGCAGGAGTAGTATTTATACTCTCAAGATACATATCATATTGAAGTTGAGTAAGTCTAGCAGGAGAACCATTAATATTAAATGTTAATGGTTTTTTAATGTATTCATTAAAATCAGCAAGTGTCTTAGTAACTATCTTACCATTGCCTTCATTAATACGAAATACACTAGGCAGTTGAAATTCTTCACCTTTAATACTAAGTTTCTTTGTATTTAAAAGTGTATCTACTTCATTCCAATATTTATTAATTCTAGCTGTTTCAATAAGTTCATCAGAAGCAATTTTATCTTGTGCTAATTTATTTTCAGTAATTTGTTTTTGTGCAAGAAATTGAATTGAACTAGTACCAAATTCTTTGAGTTTACCATCTTTCTTTATACCTTCAATAAAATAATTAGTAGTAGCCTCATTGTCACCTTTAACACTACGTTCATATTTAATAATATCAATAATCTTTTCATCAGTTAATGTTTCAATATCAAGCTTATTCCAAACAGGTTGCTCATTGAAACCATCAAGTGTACCATTAAGTACTTTATATGTTCTTCGCTGTGCTACATCAGGGTTTTCCTCAAAATAACGAGCTACAATACTTTTAGCTAATATTTCAGCTTTATGTTCAGAAGCTTCAACAAGTAATTGATTTAAACCATCTTGTGTTCTTTCATATTGAACTGGTTCACCATTAACTTCTGGTTTGTATTCAAGAACATTTTGTATAACTTCAAAAGGATCAATATCATTAGGATCATTATTAGAATCAGATAATTTATCTAACTCTTCTTTTGTCATATGAATAGAACCATCTGCTTTTACTGCATTGCCATTAGTATCAAGTTTAAATTCAATATCATCAATTAAAACTTTATTTATATTTGCATCAATATTAGCTAATTTTTCTGCTTCAATTCTTTCTACTTCAACTTCTTCTGGTGTTTTAATTGTTTTATTCTTTTCTGCTTCAATCGCAGCAAGTCTAGCTGATTCTGTTGATTCATCAGCTAACCGTTTAGCTTCAATTTGTTCTGGGGTAAACGTTGGATTATCATCATTTAGATGAACTCCATCATGTTGTACCGGTAGATTAAGTGTTAGTGCCATTTTAATTAAAGTTTAAGTTTGTTAATCAGTTAGTATTTTCTGTTATTAACGTATAAAGTGTAAATATAAATAGATTATTAGTATCAGTTATTGTATATTAGCAACCCATATATAGGAAACCATATATACTGTTAACATATTACTTATTTATGACTGCTTATTGAACTTGATTGAACTTTACCACTAGCAGATATTTGAGCTACTTGTATATCAGTAGCATTATCTTCTTTATTCATGCTATCAGCAAGAGCCATTTGATTTTTAACTAAATCATTCTTTTCTTGAAGTATTGCAAGCTCTTGTTGCTTGGCTTGTTGTTCAAATGTTCGTTTAGCTTCACCCATTGCTGTAAGTGTTTTAGCTATTTCTTTAGGACTAGTAGCTGTAATAGCAACTGCTGCCATATCCATATCTCCATTTTGGCTAGCACTAAATGCTTGTCTTTTAAATTGATCCATTATATCAGAATCAAGTTGTGAATTACTAACACTAACCCCCATTCTATTATAGAAATTTTCAATAGGATCAATATTAAGTTCTACATATTCTTCAGTTGCTTTATCAAAATAAGTAGCTTGCTTTCCATTAATATAAGCATATTTACTATATTCTAAATCTGCAATATGATCACGTTCTAATGCAGCATTAAATATAGTAATCATTAATATACTACCAAGTCTTGCATATGCTAAATTATTTTCAGTAGTTCCTAATGGTTGATTACTACTAGCTTGCCCTAATCGTTCTTGGTTCATATTAGCTACTTCAAGAGCATCATTTTTATTTCTAATACGAAGATCCCAAAGAGTTGAAATATATTGTGCTATATTAGGACCAGCAATTGATCTAAGTCCTTCTCTAATAAGATTTATATCAACTTCGGTATCATCCCAAATAAGAGTATCATCTGCTAAAATATGTTGATATTTTTCAAGAGCCGTTCCTGCTTTATCTGGATTAAGAATTGATTGAGGTATTATTCTAAGATCAGAACGATATTTAGCAATAGTTCTTTCAATTTGTAAAAGTAATATTCTATCAACAATTACATAAGGTTTAATACGAAGTGGTATAGGATTCATATTTAATCCTTTTAATAATCCTTTTTTACCACCAATAGGAAGTTTTACTGTATTAGCATTTTTATCGTATCGTTGTACTTCAAGTGGCTGAGGTGCAATATATACTCCAACATTTTCACCACCAAATCTAAATGCTTCATAAACTTTAGGTATCCAAATCTTATTAATTTCAATATCACCATTAGCTTTATTAAGTTCATATTTACTATCAACATGAGTAGTTTGAATTCTATTCATTTCATCTGTATAAGTAAGTTCATATACAGGAGCTTGTGCAACAAAAAATAATCTATATAAATCCATTGTTTCACCACCAAGTAAATAATTATTTGTATTACCAGTAGTGTAATTAGTAAGACCATCTAAATTACCACGTTCATAAAGTATATTAATTGGTACAGTATATCCTCCCATACCTGCATTATAACTAATAGTTTTAAGATAATCTTGTTCATCTTTAGTAAGTCTATCTGAATAATGTTGCTCAAATTCTTGAAAAGTAATACGTTGTTTATACATAAAACCTTCTTTATCTTCATTGAAATCAGCATTGTTTTCAATAAGGTATGAAGATGCTACATCAAACACTTCTTTATACAATTCTCCATTTTGGATATATCTATAAGTATAAAATTCAGTAGTACACCACCAATCATTAAATGCTTGAATACGTTGAAAATAAAAGTTATTAAAATGATTAATAAAGTCAAGTATATGTTGAGCTTCAATAACTTTATTATCAAAAAACTCTTGAGCTAGTTTATCAGCTTTATCTTTAATAACAGCAGGATCAATTTGTTGTGGTTGTTGTCCACTTTGTAATTGTTCAACATAAGTAGCTAATAATGACTGTACTTCTTTAAATACCATTTGAGATACTAAAGAATCACGTTTCATAATTAGATCAGGATTCTCAACTGTTACAAAATATTTATATGGAAGTGATATATATTCACCAATATTCTTTTCTCGTATATTAGTAACAAAATCTATATTACGAATAGTACCAGGTAAATTTTTAATCTCTTCTCCAACATTAGCAAATGGTTGTATTGTATTCTTAAATTCATTAGTATCAATAATTCCATTAGCTACACGTTGTGCTTCAAATGTTTGTCTTTTATTATTATCACTAATAGACTTAGATATTAGCCAATCAATAGCATTAATATACCAATCTTTAGTACGTTTAATTGCGTCTGATACTTTGTAATTAGGTTGTGTTGACATAATTTATCTATTATATAAACCTAGTGAAGCAATAATTGATTTACCTGTTGTCATTGGAATTTTAGGTGCAACTTTTTTATATTGATAAGCTTTCCTATATATAGGATATAATCTACCAGCACTAATTCTATCAAAGTTACCCTTTTTATTGTATCGTAGCAATTCCTTTATATGAGCTATGTCTTGTATATAGTGTAAAACATAAACAGGTTCACCATCTTCTGTTACACTACATTTAGTGTAAAGTAAATCTTTATAAGCCATAATAGCATTATCCGCTTTTGGTCCACCACCAATATTAGTACCATATGGTATATTATACATTACTTCATCTTTAACTATACGCATTGGATCACGCGCTAATAGTCTTTTTCTACCACGTCTTTTAAAATCAACAACTGTAGTACCACGATCTGTCTCTGGTAAACATTCAGCATTATATAATTCTGTAAGATACATTGCAATATCAGAACCTTCTTCAAGTGTTTCTGGCCTACCTGTATATGAAGCAACCATAATATCACCAGTACTATTAGCAACATTATTAGGTAACATCCAAACTTCAATAGATACCAATGAATGTCTAACTGTAATTTCTTTTTCATCAATATCTTTACCCATTGGGTCAATAACTACAACATATAAATGATCTGGTACTTTACCATTAATTTTAAATGGTGAATGAAACATTCTAACACAACCTTTAGGATCATCTTCTTTACGAATAGGCACATTAATTATATAATCATGTGTTTTAATTCCTTCACTTTTAAGTTCTTCATTAGTTAAAAATATAATTTTATCATTACGCTCTAAAATCATTCCATCACGATAGAATATTTTAGTTGTGCCATTAGTTAAATTCTTATAATGTTCAGTTAAAGCAGCAGATGAAAATATATTAGTACTGCCAATGATAAATGCTTCACTTGGGCTATTAGCACGTTGAGCACAATATACATTATAATCATTAGCTGTTTTACTCTTACTTGCTTTTATTTTACGATCAACATCAAGATACCATGATTTAATTAAATAACTATTACCATGCTTATCCATTTGAGGATAATAATTAAGAATCTGTGGATGAAAGAAACCACATACAAATTCTCTAGCGTCTTGATCCCAAACATTCTCAAGTGGTAACATACTATTATTAGACGGATCATAAAATGCATTACTAAATGCAGTCCAATCAGCATCTTTAGCTCCACCTGTTCCATATATACGCATTATACCAGATAATTCATCACCAGATTCAGTAGATGATTCTGTAACATTTAGTACTTCTTGAAGATTAGGACATTTACCCGCTTCTTCAATATCAACTTCAACTGCATCTTTACCAATAAGAGCGGAAGCATTTTGATATAATGATACACTAAGTGCAGCACTATTCCAACCTAGTGAAGTATTACCACCAGTACTTTCTTTATAACCTAAATGTATTTCAGTTAACGCTTCTTTAATATAACCTCTATGCCAATATGTTTGACGTTCATACCAATCAAGATTAGTTTTAAGCATATCAGCAGTAGCACCTTTTGCTGTTAAATAATCTATATCATACGCTCCTAATATAATAGTAATGTCAGTATTTAAATTAACCGTATTAGCAGCTTGAGAACTACGTTTATATGAATAACCTTTACGACGTGCTTTACTCTTAGCCAAATGAAATGAATTGTTAACACAAAACTCGTCAACTTTATAATTCCAATAGTCACCATCCCAGAATTGTGGGAAGTCTTGTATTTTCTTCTTTTTACTTTTTATTTGTAGCAAATGTACTTTTTCTTCATCAGTAGGTGTACGTAACATTCTACCATAATTAAGATGATTATAATGATCACCTGTAATTCTAAGTGGATGAAGTAATTCTTTTTTTCTATCATCTGTTGTATTTGAATCATAATATTCATCAACATCACTATGATATAATTTACAATTAAGTGTTAAACCTTCACGACGTCTAGTAGTTTCTCTAGTCCAAAAATCATTATATTCTCTAGTATTAGGATAAAATGAACAATATCTTTTATTTGATCTATATAAATTAGCAACTTCACTAAATTTATCTGTATTAATAAATATAAAATCCCAATTCATAATGAAACCCTGACTGATTTCACCTATTTTAAAATCATTATCAGGATCATTATAACCTTTAGTAGAGGCAAAAGGATAGCTGGACTTATCCTCATAAACAAAGTCTATAAAAGGATGAAGTCCAGCTACGTATTGATAATCACCGTAATTCATAAGTTATTTATCAATAAAGACAATTTTACTATGAGTATGTAACAATTCAATAATTGAATTTGGTGTTTTATCAGTATATATTCGTCTAGATAAGATTGTTAATGCAGTTACAAATAATTGTCCAATTTCAGTTTTAGTATCAATATCTGTAATATCAGTGATACTATATTTAACTTCATTTGCTTTAACTTCTTTTTCAATTGGTTTACTATTAGTAATATTATTACTAGTATTTGTTTTTCTAATCATGGCTATTAAATTTAATTGTTAATATAAAGTGATTTATTCATTAATCCTAAATGGGTATTAATTAGTTGTTCGACTTTATCTATATTATATTGGCAAACAAATGTATCACCATTAGCATAGATTGTTGTGTAATTAGTAGGTTTATAATTATCATAATAAATACCAATTTCATTAATGCTATAAAAATTACATTACGAATAATACAATCTTTCATATCATACTCTAAACCAGCATCACTTGCTTGTTGAATTATCTCACTATTAAATAATATTGGTAGTACTATTGTATTCATCTTAACCAAGAGCTCGTTTAGGATCCATGCTATCGGTTATTTCAATCTTACCTCTACCAAGAACTTTATTAGTAGCTTCAAGTTCTTTTTGTGCAACAACAATCTTCTTAATATTATCAGGTATAGAACTACCCATTTCCATTATTTGTTTTTGAAGTCCAATAATGTTTTTAATACTATCTTCAGTAACTTCTGGTTGAGAAAGTAATACATCAATTCTAGCTCTAATTTTTTTAAGTACCGTAGAACTAGTACGAAATGATATTAATAGTTCTTCACAAACTTCAGCAATTACACTAGATCTAAGATCAGCATATTTAACAAGTGCTGCTTCAACAAGTTTATCTGGTTTATAATCTTTAGGAAAATCACATTCTTTACAAGCAAATTCAATAGCTTGAGTTTCATTAAATCCATCTTGATTTGGTCTACTAAGTGGATCAGCTAAATGATAAATAAATTTAAATTCATTATATGCACGTAATTTGCCAATACTAGTATCACGTAAAAGAAGTCCTTCAAATTCTTTTATAATAAGCACTTCTGTTACGTTAATACGTATATTACCACTATCTAGTGTAAACAACTTCATATTCCAAGAATAGATTTAAGATCAGTTGTAACAAATCCAGCAGCACCTTTATGCCCACCTCCACCGTATTGTTTAGCTATCA